GTGATGCCTTCTACCAAGATAGGCGCTCTGAGTTCAAATGCCAGAATCCGTGGGTAATGGAAGGAGAGGCCAGAACGGCGTACAACTATCCTGCCACTCACGACAAGGTGATGGCAATAGGCAGGAGGGCCTTGGAATGGGCTCAGGCTCAGAATGACTCTAAGTACGAAGGAGAGCGCTTACACACTGTCCTAGTGACCGCTGTGGACCTCTGGGACTCAGTAGCCAGTGCCTGTATGTTCATTGAGGACTTAGGGACAGCCCCAGACGGAATAGGGGCTAAAATCAGTCCTCACGAGAAAGTAGGGATGAGGTTCAATTGGCAGATACGCAGCACGCGATTCCACCAACTGACTTCCCTCTGTAGGGAATTGACCCGACATGGCGTCAATGTCTACTATGAGACGCACTGGAACTACGAACAGACCAAGGAAGGCACCATGACGGGCAACAGGAAGCCTCGATGGGAGAAGCAGACCGCTAACTACCTACATACCGTCTTGGAGATGCAATCCACATCCGTGCGAGATGACGAAGGCCGCCTAACAGGCGAAACACGCTATGAGGCCACTTTCACCAAATCTCGCAGTCGGCCAGACCTTCTGAACAAGACCAGATTGGTCATGACGACCTATGAGGACAAGAATCACAAATGGAACGGATTGCCCGAATTGAAGGGTGAGTGAGTGTCACGAAAACTCATTATTCCTGCAAATACCTGTAAGCGCTGTGATGGCCTAGGAGTGCTAATGAGGATAGTTGACACTCTCCATGGGAAGGACTTCGACCCGGTGATGTGCGATTGCTTGCTAGAGAGCCAATATGACGAAGACCGAAAAGTTCTTATACACGACGCATGCGAGGCCGCGCCAGAATTGGGGGACTGCTCTAAAGGGGTGAGAGAATCACCCGAGTGAGTCTCGGCAAGGCTGGCCTTATCTCATTCTTGACAGGATTCGGACCGGGAGTGGGTGACCTACGTCTCAAGGCAGCACAGATGTCGCTGTCTGGGACGGTCGCCCTCCCCACACACATGCTGCACACGAGAATCAGTGCCACTGTGGATGACGCTGGTGACATAGTCATAGCCGACTTGGCTAAACTGCTGACGTTCGTCAAGACGCTACCACAAGATGCACTAGTGAGTCTGTGGCAGCCTAAGAACAGCACCTTGAGGGTCATATCAGGCAAGACCGAACTGACCCTGCCTACCACAGATTATGTAGCCTCACACAAGAATGTGACCAAAGCCATGGCGTTGGTGACAGATGCAGAGAACAGCAACTGGAAGTCATGGGCAGGCAAGGCACTCACGTGCTATGGGAGACTGCAAGTGGCTGACTTGACTCAACTGAAGTCAGTAGAGAAGGTGATTGGTAAAGACACCCCCGTCACGATGAAGTTCGACCCCAATGAGGAGCATGTCGAGTTCGCAGCGGGAGCACGTGGCAGTGCGTCGATGTCCATCTGTGTAGACGTGGAAGATTGTGACGGTCCTGAGGCTAAGTCCCACTACGGGTCTTGGTTGCCTCAAGTGCTGCATATGATACCTGCTGGCTCGGTAGAACTTTACACTGCCAATGATTTCGTGTGCATATTCCGTCACACTGAGAAGGACCACCTACTACTGGTGATGGACAAGAGAGGTGAATGAGATGATTGTGGATGACTACTACGAGAATGGTGAGAATCCCATCATCTATACACGACATCGTGATGCTGACGGGACTCTGATAGAGGACAATGTCAGGAACTACAAGCCTTACTTCTGGATTCCTGCTAACGTAGGAGAGTTCCGAAAGCGCAGGCTGCTAGTCAGATATCCGGGCACTGTCATCACAGATGAGACATCAGTGGGGTTGGACGGCACTCCACTCGTCAAGGTCGAGGCTGAGTCCCCTTTCGATATCATCAGCATGAGGAGGGAGTTTGACAAGACCTACGAGGCTGACATCAGATTCACAGACAGGTGGTTGATAGACAACGTACCTGTCATGCCAGAGTGGAAGCCACGCAAGTGGTGGTTTGACATAGAAGCAGACCCCGAAGAGGGCTTCACTACCATCATCGCTGTGATAGACAGCGACCTAGACACGCCAGTGGTATTCGCATGGGCAGACGAGCGGACCAACTGCTCTTACGATAACATACAAGAGAGTAATGGCCAGCGAGGCTGGCACTATCGTAAAGTGCGTGATGTGTCCTACGAACTAAGGTTGTACGTTTCAGAGTCTGAACTCCATGAGGGATTCGTTGAGTTCCTACAGGAACGTGACCCTGACATGCTGATAGCACACGCAGGTTCCTTCTTCGACATACCTCACTTGATAGAGAGGATACCCAACCCCCAAAGGCTCAGCCCAGTGGGACAGATACGTAAGATGAAGAGAGGGAAAGATAGGTATGACCCCACCGACCAACCCATAGTGGGTAGGTGGCAGTTCGACACGGCAGCGCAGGCTGTCACTGGCACTGGCTTCGAGCGTGTATGGAAAGACAGTGGCGGTGGACAACTACCATCGCTCAAACTGAATGACATCGCTGAGACTGTGGGCTTGGGCTCCAAACTCACTGAGGACATAGAGGGGATGGACGTCTTCAACGGATGGTACGAGTATTGGGATGACTTCGTAGATTACTGTCTGCTTGACACTCATTTGCTGCGAGGCATAGACGAAGCACGGAACGTGACTGACTTCTACGTAGAGATGGTCAGACTGTGCGGAGTCTCCCTCCCATCAGCCTGCAATGTCACTAACTTCGCTCGAGGGCTACTGTCTCGAAGGACTGACAAGAAGGCACACACTCGATTCAAGGCGGGTGACATTGACAAACTCAAGGGGGCCGAGGTAGGTCTCAACTGTGTGACAGGTCTTCATGAGGGGGTGGGTGTCATAGACTACAAGGGCCTGTACCCCTCGATAATTCTAGGCAGCAACCTGTCATACGAGACGAAGAGAGACGGGCCCGGTGAGAACATCGTCCAGTTGGAGAATGGTTCGTACTGGGACCAGTCGGAGCAAGGATTGCTGCCCTCTGTGGTGCAGTATCTCTTCGAGTACCGTGACACATGCAAGCAACGCATGCGAGACGCCGAGACTCCAGAGGAGAGAGCGGCATGGAACACCACACAGATGGCAGTCAAGAGAGTGATGGCCAGCCTCTATGGTATGTGCGCTCACATCGGCTACGGGTGGGCTGATGGTGACATCGCACACACTATCACTCAGGAGGGCAGGCGTTGCATCCGCCTCCTAGATAGCGTGGCCACCACCTACGGATACGAGTGCCTCTATGGACACACGGACTCAGCGTTCGTCAAGGTCCCCAATGTCGAAGAGGCACACAAACTCTCTGATAAGATAACAGTAGCAGTGCAGAAGGAAACAGGAAACAGCATGCTCTTCGCTGAACTGGAAGCATGGATGCCCTACTGGCTACTCACTAAGAAGAACAGATATGTTGGCAAAGTGGCATGGCCTGAGGAAGACGAAGGCAAACTCAAGGTGGCAGGTTTCGGCATGAAAGCATCGAACACCGCACCATTGTCCAAGAAGATACAGAAGGGAGTGTTCGAGTTGATATGTGATGGTGCTAATGAAGACGCTGTTCAAGAGTTCGTGTACCCCATCGCCATGAGTGTCAGAAAAGGCGACGTTCAATTAGAGGATGTGTCGATGAAGACCAGACTGAGCATGGACCTGAAAGACTACAAGGTGCTCAGTGGTGCATCCAAAGCAGCCTCTTTTTACAATGATAAATTCGACGAGAAATTTGGCAAAGGCGACTCGGTCCCATGGACTTACGTCAAAGAGGGACCGGGCATCGCAGCCTATCGTGAACCAGAGGATTTGGAGGGTCTCACATTGGATTCAGATATGATTTTGAAGAAAATGCTAAAGACCAAGTTGGACAGTATCTATTCTACCCTTTCTTGGGACTTGGACGGAGCACTAGGTGCACCTACTCCCAAGGCTTACGGGTGGTGGTGAAAAAATGGAAGATGCAAAGACAAAACAAATGAGGCAAACGACGCTGTGGGAGTTCCTCCCCAGCAATGGAAGACAGACCACCTTGGAGGAGTTCG